AGAACTATTAGAAGAACAAGAAAAATAAAAAGATATGAAAAAACAGAATAAGGATTTTGCAATCATCCACAACACACCGAAAGGACAATTATTGATTACCAAAGAGTTTGACTATGATGAATATATCATCACATTATGGATGGATTTAGAAACAGCAATAGCAATAGCAAAAATAGAGATGACTATTGCCAATGAAGAAATTGCCGATAAAGCTTTTGAGGCATACAGGGACTATGAAGTAGCTAAAACAGCGATTAACACAGCATTAAACCAAAAATATTTATAAAAATAAAAAATTATGACAGCAATAGACATTACACAGCTCACGGATGAGCAGAAAAAGGCTTTACAGAACCAACTAAAAGAGGAGGAAAAAGCCAAGAAAGAGAAAAAAGTACAGGACAGAACCACTTATAAACAGCTGTCCGAGGAATTTGTCCTGAATGATATTGACTTGATTATTAATCATCATGGAATACAGGAGAAATTAATTAAAAAGGTATTCAGTGATTATGAACCAATCAAAGCATTAAAAGCAGAAGTCTACGGCATAGAAATCAATGACCAAGACAGCCACACTTCAACGCTAAAAGATGGCTCGGCAAGTATCACTATAGGTTACAATGTGAGCATAGGATTTGATGGTACGGAGTCCGCAGGTGTAGAGAAAATAAAAGAGTTCATCAGTTCTCTTGCAGATGATAACGATAAGGTTAAAAAACTCTCTAAAATGGTTAATACATTCCTCAAGCCAAATGTCAAGACTGGAATGCTCAACCCGTCCAAAATCATTGAACTTTCCAAACTTCGTGATGAGTTTAATGATGAGAGGTTTAACGAGGGGCTGGATATCATCTTCAATGCTCAACAGCGCCGACAAAACAGCATGTATATCAGTGGTTGGAAGTTTGTCCAAGTAGATGGAGTTCCGAAGAAATTAGAGTTTAGATTTACAATTTAAATAGCCTTTAAAACTAATTTAAAATGTCAATAGGACAGAAAAGATGCGGATTGGGAAACAGAAAAGATGTGGAGCCGATGATAGTAGAGACCACAAGGAAGCGCATCGCAGAAATCATAGACGGACTGGAACAACAGAGGGGCGATAAAAATACTACTCCAGCAAGTGGAGAAAAGCAAAGACTTATTTCCCTTGCGCAAACAAAATTAGAGGAGGCATGCATGTTTGCCGTAAAGGCTCTATATGCTGAATAATCCTCAAAACCTTTCCGCACAGGCAGGCATCGGGGTTCAAGCCCCCGAGCGGAGCAAAATACAATTTTCAAAGAAATTTATATACAAAAAATCAAAGGAATTATATAATGAATAGAATAGCGCTTTTTGCAACCGGATTTTCCCAAGTGTTTCTGGTTGTGCTGAATACCCGATTTATTGCAAAGGAATTTTTGCTCGGAATTATAATTTGTGGCTTCTTGATTAGTTTCATTTGGAGCCACAATGTAAAGAAAGTAGCTTTCGGAAGCGAGTGGGACAGAATAGTTTATGCTTCTGGAGCAATGGCGGGGAGCGTTATCGCTTTTTATTTCGGAAAGTTAATTTATTAAAAAACAAATAGATATGGCGACACTAAAAGCACTAATGACTTCTTTCTCCAAACAAAGAGTACAGGAGCAACGGGGAGAAATCATCTACAACTTTACCAATGGACGCACCAGCTCTGCGAAAGAGCTTACAGCATCTGAAATAGATGAACTTTATTACGAGCTGAACAAAAGAGCTTCGGCGAAGTCCCAAGAGATAGACAAAAAGCGAAAAAGACTGATAGCGGCTATCTTCGGGGTATTTGAAAAGATGAATAAAAAACCAAGCGTGGAATATGTGAAAGGCATCGCCTGCCGTGCAGCAAAAGAAGATGATTTTAACAAAATCCCTGCCGAGAGGCTGACAAGTCTTTATAACGCTTTTCTAAATGCACAAAAAGACTTGAATTTTACCAAAAGGCTCGCAGACAGCCTCGTAGAAGAAACGATAATTTTAAATTAGAATATATGGAAGCCGAACTACACACGCCAGAGCTGGAGATATTAGAAAACCTCAACGAAATCACAGGCTCTAAGTTCCGACCGATAAAGAGTAATTTAACCAAAATTAAAGCGCTTTTAAAGGCGGAATTTACCCCGCAGGAAATCGTGGAAGTCATCCAGCTGAAAACCATTCAATGGAAGAACAACCCCGCTATGGCAGGTTACCTCTGCCCAACGACTTTGTTCAGAGAAAGCAATTTTGAGAAGTATTATAATGAAGTTCAACAAGTAAAAGCCAACCCAAAACTATATGGAGAATATTTCAAAAGCATTAACAAAATCCCAACCTCCGCAGCCGACAACACTGATGACCTTGCAGAGCTATACGGAGAAGAAACAGGCTTTTAATGCCATTGCTAAAATGGAGCAGAGCCTCAGCATTCGGCAAAGCCTGGAAGATGCGCCACTTGTGATTTATTCGGGCGAAAAAATAGCTACAATAAAGCAAATTATCCGAGTGATAGAGTTCTTTTTAGAGGTTACAGGAAATAAGCTGGAAACCTACCAAATCCAAGTGTTAGCAGGAGATTTGTACGAGAAATTCAGCCATGAAACTTTTGATGATATAGTGCTGATGTTCAAAATGGCACGAAGAGGGGAATTTGGAAAGGTCTATAAGTTTGATACGATGCTGGTAATGGACTGGGCAGGACAATACCTGGAGCGAAAAATTGATGAAAGAGAAAAGCTGGTAAGAAGCAGACCTCCCCAAGAACAAGAAGAGAAAAAGGAAGATGCACCGCTAAAATACTTTCATGAACTCTCAGAGGAAATGCAGGAGAAGTTTGCTAAAATCGGTCAGAATTCCACAAAAATGCCAGTATTCCTACCAAAGAAAGCAACCGAAGAAATGAGCCAAGAAAAACACCGCCGAGAAATTCAAAAAACAATGGAAAAAGAGAATAAACTATGATACGGATAAAAGAAGAACAAGGCATCATCACGATGTATACCAAAGCAGAAATGTCACAGGCGCAGATTATCAAGTTCCTGCAGAGCCAAGGCTACGAGGTTAAGGGTTACTACCTAAACCTTCCTGCTCAAGAAGGACTCCTTGTCAGTGAACCTGCTGTCTCACGATGGACATTTACCGCCACTAAAGAGGGCGAAAAACAAAGTGACAAAAACATTTACACCGATGTTTTTGAGCGTGAAATAAAGCGTTTTTTCAGAGAATTTTCTAAAACATAACTGTTTTTTTTATATTATATTTTATTTTTTGGCCACCTGCATTTGTAGGTGGTTTTTTTATTCTGATACTCGCTAAAAATCGCCTTGATTTGTATCTTTTTGCGTGGTATTTTTGTAGCATGCCGAGAAATAGGGAAAACTACTTAAAACGAGCAAGATACATTGTAGAAGTCTACAAGAAGCACAAATATGATGATGTGCCAGATACTCGTATTGTTCGGTATATATTCCCTAAATATCATATCTACATCAATTACCGCCAATGGATGAATATCAAAGGCATGGTTATTCCCAGAGAGACCTCGCAGCAGCTCAGTCTGTTTTAAGGAATAATATCTCCCGAAAACCTAAACTCCACTTCTCTATATTCATCATGGTCAAGGGTATAATCTTCAAAAGATGTACTGAAGGTTAATTTTCTTACCCTCATACCTATATCATTATTATTCTGACTTTGTGCTTGAGTTCTTACTAATGGTGTACACAGTCCCTCACAGTCCCAGCCTTGCAGGGCAGCAAAAACTTTCTGCTCAATTTCAAAATACTGCAGACCTAAGTCTTTTACATTATCGGGAGCCATTTGGTAGGTCTGAGAGTATGGAGCAAATACAAGAGTTATTTCAATAAAAGAAATACCAAGCTGGGCATTTCCAGACAGAGCTGAGAAAGAGGTAGAGGGAAAATCTACCAGCACAGCAGGAAAGGATACCATAGCCCTATACTCATCAAAGCCAAGCTGACCTATGTTTTGGTCTATAAATCTAATTTCGGGTACATTCTCCATTATTCTTTTTTGGAGGGCTAAAAACAGTGGTTTAAAGTATGTTTCCATTATGATATAATTTTCTTAAGGTCTTTGGTTAATTCTCTTGTTATAGCATTATTCAGCACTGGGCTTGGGCTGTCCTGTGTAGGGATAAATTGTCTTTGTGGGATATTCACTTTACGAGTGTGTGATTTTACTGTCGTCTCTCCCGATTTAAAGGTTACTGTTTTCTTTCTCTCCTTGCCTTTTTGGGTAAATTTTCCTGTGCCTACTTTGGTTTTGCTGTAGCGGTTCCGAGTGTGGGATTTTATGGTTACTTCACCCTTAAATCCCTCATTATGGACTTTAGCATAAGGCATAGGGTTAATGATAGTTACCTGCCCGGTCTGCGTGGTGTAATAGGTAGCGCTTCTAAGGGTTCCTGTTTTTACAAGAGTAGTTCCCTTGCTGGGT